AGACGGAGCCGCCTATTTTTTGAGGCGGTCTTTTTTTATCCGAAGGGAGGCGTTCACCGATACGGCTGATGTTGGGAGATTGCCTTGAGAAGATGAAAGAGTTACAGGACAGCAGCATTGATCTGACCGTCACAAGCCCACCATACGACAACCTGCGGACATACAACGGCACCCTGAATGATTGGACGCCGGAGAAATGGCAAGCAATCATCCGCGAACTGTTCCGCCTCACCAAACAAGGCGGCGTGGTCGTGTGGATCGTGGGAGATGCCACGATCAATGGCAGCGAGACAGGCACATCGTTTAAGCAAGCGTTGTGGGCGATTGAATGCGGGTTCCGATTGCACGATACGATGATATATCACCGCGAGGGACCGCCGCTCACGCATAACCGCTACGAACAGCATTTCGAATACATGTTTGTGTGGAGCAAGGGGAAACCATCAGCCTTCAATGGTCAAAGAGAAACCAGCATTAATGCCGGTCGGACGCGCAAAGGCTCCACTTCCCGACAAGACGGCGAGGTTTTAGGAACTCGCGGCGAACATGGCTTTGTCTCGCCAACGAAGTTACGTGGAAATGTCTGGAAATTTGCCATCGGCAACAATGGCAGCACTTCCGACAAAATAGCTTTCAAGCACCCCGCCATATTCCCCGAAGCCCTTGCCCGCGATCACATCCTAAGCTGGAGCAATCCCGGCGACACGGTACTCGACCCGTTTCTCGGCAGCGGCACGACGGGCAAGATGGCGATCCTTGAGGGCCGCCGTTTCATCGGCATAGAGCGCGAGGAAAAGTATTTCGATATTGCTTGCAAGAGAATCGAAGAAGCACAGCGAATCATGGAAACGGAGCCGCCTATTTTTTGATCGGAGGCGGCTTTTTTATTGCCAAAAAAGGAGGTGAAAACCCTGAAAAAGAGCGTTTTTGCGCGAGCAAGAGACTTTTTCCGGCGGGGATTGTACCCCGGAGGACACCCGTCGGAAGCCGAGATCGTTCGCATACTGACGGGGGCAAGCCTGACGGGACACACCGTGGACGAAGAAAGGGCCATGAGGTTCTCAGCGGTTTACTCCTGCGTGCGCGTTCTCTCGGAGTCAGTAGCGCAATTGCCGCTCAAAATCTACCGGCGCAAGGGGGACGGGAGGCAGGAGGCCGCTGACCATTATCTTTATCCACTCCTGCACAGCGCTCCGAATCCGCGTCAGACGGCGTTCTCGTTCTGGGAGGCCGTCACCGCGAGCCTCGCTCTCTGGGGCAACGCCTACGCCCTCATCGACCTGGACAACGCCGGCAGGGTGGCGGCGCTCTGGTTCCTCGATCCGTCCACGGTGAGTCCGCGAAAACTCGTCAGCGGAGAGCTCGTGTATGACGTGAGGATGAAGGACGGCACTAGCCGGACGTTCCTGTGGGGAGAACTGTTCCACATCCCAGGGCTGGGCTTCGACGGCCTCAGGGGTCATTCCGTGGTGAGGGTGGCGGCGGAGGCCATCGGGCAGGGGATAGCGGCGAGTGAGTACGCCGGGAGGTTCTTCAGCAATGACGCGACACCGAGGGGTGTGCTGGAGACGGACGCGTTTTTCAAAGACCCGTCAGCCGTCGAACGTCTCAGGAAATCATGGAACGACCTGTACCAGGGTACGGACAATGCGCACCGAGTAGCCATCCTCGAAAACGGGCTGAAGTTCAAGCCGCTGACCATCAACCCCGAGGACGCGCAGCTGCTCGAAACGCGCAAGTTCAACCGTTCGGAGATCGCTGGGATCTTCCGTGTGCCCCTGCACATGATCGGCGACCTGGACAAGGCGACGTTCAGCAACATCGAACACCAGAGTATCGACTTCGTGAAATTCAGTCTCTCGCCATGGCTCAAAAGGATTGAACAGGCTATATCCCTGCAACTCTTCTCTCCGGGGGAGCGTAAGCGGTATTTTGCCGAGTTCAAGCCCGAGGGGATGCTCAAAGGGGACGTCAAATCACGGTATGAGGCTTACGAAGTCGCCATCAGAAGCGGGTGGATGTCGATCAACGAAGTGCGTGGGCTGGAAAACCTAAACCCCGTGGAGGGAGGAGATGAGCATTATCTCCAGATGCAGATGGTGCCCATATCGCAAGCAGGAAAGGAGGTAGGTGATGGACAAGGAAATTCGAGCGATTCCGGCGGAGTTCCGGATACAACAGGCGGAGAATGAGCCGCTGAAAATCGTGGGCTACGCCGCACGATTTAACGAACTCTCGGAAGAGATGTGGGGCATGAGAGAAAAAATCGCCCCCGGCGCATTTACGGAAGCCATCGGCAAGAGCGATGTAAGAGCCTTGTGGAACCACGACCCGAACTACGTACTTGGCAGAACAAAAAACGGCACCCTGCAAATCCGCGAGGACGAGCAGGGTCTTTTTTATGAGGTGACTCCGCCTGATGCGCAGTGGGCGCGGGACCTGGTGGAGAGCATCAAGCGCGGGGATGTGGACCAGAGCTCCTTCGCCTTCACGGTGGACGTGGAGCAATGGGACGAGTCTGGGAATCCTGTAGTCAGGACCATCGTCAAGGTCAGGGAACTGTTCGACGTAAGCCCCGTAACGTACCCGGCATACCCAACGGCCACCAGCGGCGTGAGGTCCCTGCAGGACGTGGCGAAAGAGCACAAGACAGTGCTGGCACCAAAAGCCCCGGAGCATCTCCGGGACAAACTCAAATTCTTGGAGGTATGAAATGAACATCAGGGAAATGATGGAAAAGCGTGCAACACTCGTAGCAGAGGCCCGGAAACTCCTCGATCTCGCCGAGGCTGAAAAGCGGGAACTCACCGCCGAGGAGCGGGCCCAGTACGACAAGACGTTTGACGAGGCCCGGGCGCTTGGAGACAAGATCCAGAGGGAGCAGGAACTCCGTGAGGAGGAAAGGCGGCTCGCCGAGGCCGGCAGGCTGGAGCCAGAAGGAAAAAAGGAAAATCCCGAGGAGCGCAAGCTGAAAGCGTTCCGCAATTTCCTTATCACGGGCAACGCGGCCGAATATCGCGCACTGGCCAACGACAGCGACGCATCGGGAGGGTACCTCCACGCGGCAGAACAGTTCGTGGCGCGGCTCATCAAGGGGCTGGACAATCAGGTGTTCGTGCGTAAGTACGCCACTATCCTGCCCGTGACCGGCTCCGATACTCTCGGTGTGCCCACCCTGACCGCCGACCCCGCCGATCCCACGTGGACAACGGAAATCGCGGGCCCTTCCGAGGATGCGACCATGGCGTTCGGGCGGCGCTCCCTGCAGCCTGAACAGCTCTCCAAGCTCATCAAAATCAGTATGAAGCTCCTTCGGACCTCCGCCCTGCCCGTGGAAAATCTCGTGGCTGACCGGCTGGCCTACAAATTCGCCATTGCGCAGGAAAACGCGTTCCTCAACGGCGACGGCGACGGTGAGCCTCTGGGAATTTTCACCGCCGACGCAAACGGCATCAATACTGACAGGGACGTGAGCACCGGCAACAGCGAAACGGCGTTGACAGCGGACGGGCTTATCAATGCAAAGTTCGCTCTCAAGGCTCAGTATCGCGGCTCCTGCCGTTGGATCTTCCATCGAGACGCGGTGAAGATGATCTCCACGCTCAAGGACGGGGAAGGTCAGTACCTTTGGAGACCGGGGATGCTCATGAACGAGCCGGACATGCTCCTTGGGCATCCCGTTGACGAGAGCGAGTACGTGCCCAACACCTTCACCACCGGCCTTTACGTCGGGGCTCTCTGCAACTGGAGTAACTACTGGATTGCCGAACTTCAGGGCGTGGAACTCCAGCGGCTCGTCGAACTCTATGCCGGGACAAGCCAGATCGGATTCATCGGCAGAATGTACGCCGACGGGGCACCGGTGCTTTCGGAGTCGTTTGTCCGCGTCAAGCTCGGATAAAGGGGGTGCCTTGAGTGAACCTCTCTGAAAACTGCAAGGTGATGATGGTCAAAGCCGGGCAAGCCGCCGGAACCGATGCCGTCACCACGGACGTGGTGGACATGGCCGGATACCGGGAAGTCGTTTTCCTCGGCAGCATCACCACAAAAAACGCGGCCAATTTTGTAAATCTCCAGGAGGACAGCGCCGCCAACGGCGCGACTCTTGCGGATTTGAAGGGGACGAAGGCCGCCAGCAACAAAACATATTTCAAGCTTGGTCTCGTGCGCCCGAAGAAGAGGTACGTCGCCGCGAAAATCACGCGCGGAGTGAGCACCGCCACCGGCCCCGTATGGGCCATCCTCTTCAAGGCGAGGCAGGCACCGATCACCTCGGCGGCCACCGACCTGGACGAGGAAACGCACCTGTCGCCCATCGCGGGCACGGCATGAGAAGAGGGGCTTTAAGCCCCTCTTTTTTATACCAAAAAATAAGGAGATGAACGCATGAGCTACAACGCGAAGGTATACATGAAGCAGGGCGGCGACGAGCTGGTCGTCAACGGCGGCAAGATTACCAAGGCCGGAACCCAGGCGTCCCATATCGCCGACTTGGGAGACAGCGCCACGGGCGCACAGATAGCCGCTGCGGTAAACGCCATCCTCAAGGCTCTGGAGGACGTGGGAATCCTCAAGAGCAGCTAGGGGGCGATGGCATGAGAATCACAAGAGTATCCGTCGCAGTCGTGACGGATGAATCCGGGGATGCCGTCGTCTATACCCCGGCGCTGAACGGCGTGGTCCGGTCCGTCCGGTACATCAAGCCGAGCAGCGGCGGGCTGGACAACAACTCGGACATTGACATCGTGACGGACAAGGGGGCGGTGGTCGTCTGGGACAAGGACAACCTTGCGGCGAGCGCGGTTATTTATCCGATGGTCCCGGCGCAGAACAACAAGGGCGCGGACGTGGCGGGCAGCTACGCCCCGATCCCGGTCTGTGATGAACGGATCAAAATCACCGTGGCCAACGGTGGCAACGCCGGGGCCGGGACGTTTGAATTCCTTATCGAGGGGGTGGCGCTGTGAGAGTGAAAATGCTTTCCCGCGCCGCCGGCCCGGACTGGAAGGCGAGTGCGGGCGATGAACTCGACCTGCCTCTCAATGTGGCTGCCGGACTGGTGTCCGGAGGGTACGCCGTGGCTCTCGAAAGGGCGAAACCTGCACCGCCGCCTGTGGTGGCTCCGGTGGTGGAAACGGCTGCAGTGGAACCTCCTGCGGAGAGAGCCGTCAAGCCAAAAGCCAAGCCCCGGAAAAAGTGAGGTGACAACCGATGGAGCTGAAAGTTATCACCCCTCCGGCGGCTGAACCTCTCTCGACTGCGGAGGCGAAGCTCCATCTCCGCGTAGACCACACATCAGATGACACCCTCATCACCGCCCTGATCGTTGCGGCCCGGGAGCACGTGGAAAACTATCTCGGCGGGAGCCTTGTCCAGCAGACCCGGGCCGTCTACCTCTCCTCGTGGCCATACTCCCCCTTCCGCCTCCCCTGCGGCCCGGTGCAGTCAATCGACTCTGTGAAATACACGGACAGCGACGGGGCGGAGCACACCGTGAGCGAGGACCTCTACTACCTCACCCCCGGCGGGGAGCTTTGCCTCGAAACGTTTGAATCCTGGCCGACGGCACGCCTTCGGGGGCCGGGAGCCATCGAAATTACCTATACCACAGGGTACGAGCCGGTGGTGACCGTCATCCCCGGCGAGGAGGAGGGCGACCCGGATACGGAGGAAACGGACTACGACGCGAACATCCCGCAGGCGATAAAACAGGCCATGCTCCTGCTGATCGGGGAATGGTACGAACGGCGGGAAGCGGCCACCGACACGAAATACACCATACAGACCATCCCGTGGGGGGTTAAACAACTGCTCGCCCCATATCGGGAGGCGACGGTATGAGCCGGATAGGGGAACTCAACGACAAGGTGGACATCAAGCGGGAGAAGCGCACCACCGACGGAATGGGCGGCTGGACGGTA